GCTTAGGCCGTATTGTACAATATTTGTAATACTGGCTACTAGTCTAGTTATCAATGTTCCGGCAGCTGCTTCTCCTGCTGTGCCTAGGGTGTTTTGTGTACTGGGCACAGCTCTAAAACCAAAACCAGTCGAAGTAGTTGCGACAGGAATAACAGTATTGGTGATAATCTGCTGAGCAAGCAAGTTGATATAATTGATACCATCGATAGTTTCAGTTACTTGTCCTGCCGGTAACACTGAAACTGCACCATTAAAGTAAGCTCTTGCGGCACGTATGGTCCTGGTGTTTCCGCCATACCTAGTATCAAATACTAGCGCATCAACAATGATCCCAGTATCTCTGCTGCACTTTATTTCGTCAAATATCAAACTAGGGTATTTGTCCTTGATGTATTCAACTACTTCGGCGGCAATAAATGCTCTATTATCTTCTAAATTTTGCGCGGCATACTTGTAGTCTGATTGAAAATAAGTAACATCATCTATGGTATGAAGCAACTCTACAAGATAAGAATCAGTGAGACTAACTGGGGCAGTGTATGTGATAACACGACCTGTAGCACCACTACGTATGCCTTTAACAATACTGCCTTCTCTCAAATCTCTGTTATTGGCGTCTTTACTCTGATCCACTCCGCCGCCATTGGTATAAACATTTAATGTTCTACGCACACCTGTGCCTGTACTAAAACTATCTAAATAGGCAAAGTTTGTGTTGTTGCCATATGTTAGTTGCTGTCTATATGGACCAGGTTCTGACAGTGATTGATTTATCAAATCTTCAGCACGTTGACAGGCTCTATTTATGGTGGCAAACGCATAGGCAAATGCTCTGCCTTGTTTTTCCAAAGGCACATTGTCCTGATCATCTATACCTGAATTGGCCACAAACAAATTGGATTGACTGGCAAAACTTGAACTGTCTACGTAGAATTTTGTAGCTGCCTGTAAATCATCTGTTCCGTTGGGACTACCTTGACCTGCAAACTCCCCAGGATGGTCATGTAAGTACAAAGCACCCGACATGTGATCACCTTGTCTTCGCACAACTGATTTTCTAGGTAATGCTTCATTGCTGACCCAGAAACCGTCTAGTTCATATCCGTCATCATCTTCGGTCATGTACATGGCATCAGTTAGAAACTCTGTACCTCTGTTAATTGCGGGAACGTCAGGATCGTTCACTATAATTCTAGCAATGCCATCAATGGCGTTTTGTCTAGTCAAGTAAACGCCCATTCTATCTTTAGTGACGTATCTTAAATAATAAGTTGATCCGATAGTTAACCCTGTGGCAGGAGTAGTTCCTGTAATACTATACACATAGGCAATACCGTTGCTACCACTGTTAAATCCATGATCGGGTATACTGGCATACCCACTCACCCATAAATCTATAATGATTGTATATTCAGAAGCATCCAAAGGTTCATCACGAATACGAATTTGACTGCCGGTACCTGGGCCGCCGCTGGCTTGTAAGTAACGTTGGTCAGCATATCCTTTGTTGATAACAAGATCGTCTGCAGTAAGAGATGTACTGTGTAACGCATTGAATAACACAGCAGTTTCGTCTGTAGGTTCAGCTAAATTTCCAATTGTAAAATTTTGTGCGTTTAAATGGCCGCCCAGGTTAGGTCTAATATCGTTACCAACTTTGCCACCAGTACTAATAATACGTATTTCGTTCTCATCAGTATGATCAACACTGATGCCTTCGCCACCTACTAGATTTTTAGCAACCAAACTATCGCCTTCGGCATTGGCAACAATTACCTGATCTGCACCATATATTTCAGGCGTATCATCTAGGTCTTTAAAGCTGATTGTGTCGCCTGCTCCAAAGATAGAAAATAATTGTACAAAGTTTTCATTAACTTTACGGAAGGATTCGCGAATACTATCGCCGGTGCCGTCATTGCCTTGTACACCAATATCAACATTTTGTCTTGCCATTTTATTCCCCTACGTAGTCAAAGTGATCATCTGCTACTGAAAAACTGCTACCACATCCACAACTTGTTTCTGCATTTGGATTTTTAATAGAAAAATTCGCACCCATCAGATCTTCTTTATAATCTATTTCAGCACCATTTAGATATTGCATACTCATGCTGTCTACTAGCAAGGATACTCCGCCTTTATCAATGTTGAAATCATCTTCATTCTGTATTTCGTCAAATGTAAACCCATAGCTCATACCACTACAGCCGCCTCCCTGGACAAAAACACGTAATTTTAAGTTAGGATTGTTCTCTTCGGCTACTAGGTCTTTGATTTTTTCTACGCAAGAATTTGATAATGTTAGCATGTTGTTCCCTTTATAGAATATTTATCGTATATTTTTATAACCTTAATGTAAATAGTGTATGTACTTGAGTAAAGAATACCAAACAATAACCTATACTAGAACCAGCAAGTTAGGGCACAAGCATGAGTACGCCCGCACTCGAACCGTTTTAGTGTTTAGGTGTGACAATTGTAGCGAATTGTTCACTAGACTCAAAGAAGATATGAGTCCGGCAAGATTAAGCAATAATTATTTTCATTGTTGCGAGCACTGCGATGTTAAACGATTCGCACAAAAGAAAGGCGCAGAGCGTAGGACCATATGGGACAAGCCAGCAAGCAGCCTTGATGATATTAGCAAGATATAAATAAATCACAAAGGAGAAACATAAAATGTTCAACACAATTAAAGAGTTTATTTTTGGAAAACCAGCACCAGTGGCTGATGTAGTTGCGCCCGGTGGCGCACCTTATAAAGTTGAATCACCTGCATCTGTTGTACCGAGCGAGGATAGGACTGTAGTTGCTAAGGAGACTCCAAGTCATATACAAAATGAACAACGTCATGACACCGCTGTTGTGGTAGCAGAACATGTGGTTATCTCGGTCAGCACAGAAGCTTCAATTACAGCACCTGTTAAGCAGCCACGTAAACCACGTACTCCTAAAGCAGTCGTAAAAAAAGCAGCCCCTGTTAAGAAGGCTGCAGGCATCAAAGCTGCCCCTAAGTCAAAGAAGGTCTAATTCTTTAGCCCTGTTAGCCAGTGTAAAACTAGCTAAGTTTTTGCCCTTAGATTCGCACATAATATCATGTGTATCTAGAAAGCTCAGAGCCCAATCATTAACACTACTATTCCAGTAGAAGTTAGAGTGGGCTCTGAGCTTTTGTCTTTTATAACCAGATTCGATTAACTGTTTAAAGTCGGGCATAGTTTTGTCACAGTGATCAACAAGGCAATCTTCCCTACTCACGCTATAATGAATAACAGGCCGGACACCGCGCCAGCTGTCAATTATGCGTAATACTCTATCATCGGAGGGTTGAATGTAACCTCCAGTATTGATCCAGTTATGGTGTATATCAAGCACAAGGGCGCAGTGATTGACAAGTTCGAGACTGCTATCAACTCCCCAGGACATTTCGTCGTTTTCAATTGTGATAACGTTTCTTGCTTCGGGGGTAAGTCGTCCGAGTACATCTTTAATGCCTTGGGGACCTTTTCGACCCGAAATGTGTACGTTGACTTTAAAGTCCTGGAACGACTTACCGTATCCCATCCACCGGGCCATATCCACATGATATTCAAACTCCTCTATACTTCTATTTACAATATCTGGAGTATCACTAGCAAGCACAGTAAACTGACCAGGGTGCATAGACAGGCGAACACCCATCTTGCGAGACAGATCTCCCACGATTCGAAATTCTCTTTCGCAATAGGCTCTAACGTCGCTAGTCCGCCAAAACCAAGCCCAATCACACTGAGTGTACACAGGCAGGATATCGCTGCTGAGTCGTACCATTCTAAGATTTTCATCAAGTGTTCCTACACGTTCAACAAGTTTGCGGATACTTTCGATGTTACCTTTCATGAGGTCCCACAACTTTTCTACTGCCACATCCTTGTGCTGTCTATTTAACCAGGAAACTGTAGTGCTACCTGTGTTAAAGATTTTACAGTCATCCTTGGGTTTAATGCCGTTAACTTGCTCGGGACGATCAATCCATTTACAAGCAAAACCAATACGCTTAATCATATTAACCAATCAAAAAAATAGACATAGTGTATTGTAACATCTATGTCTATTAAAAGCAATCACATTGGATTATTCAAACAAGTTTTCATTCCATTCTCTATGACCTTCTCGGAAAGCCATATTGCTTTGTGTTTCACGTACTTCCACACGATAACACCATAGACGCTTGCTTTCGCCTTCGCCCCACATCTCAGGAATGTAAACTCCGTTGACGTATTTATAAAGCATATCGCTGAGTCCTTCGCACCCGAGCTTTGGGAGAACTACGATTTTAGCCATGTTACGTTCTTGTAGCAGTTTGAATGTGGCCATTTGTGGATCATCTTGAGCCACAATAAGTGTATGGTCAAATTGGTCTTCGAGGATCTTTTTAAGTTCCTTTAGGCCACCATAGTCTGCCGCCCAATTACGAACGTCGAGATTATTAGTTCCAAAATAAAACTTCATACTAAACGAGTAACCGTGAATTAAATTACAGTGACTATCAGCTCTCCATTGTCTGTAAGCACAGGGAAATGCGTCGTGATACTCTTTTGTCGAGGTGTACTTATAAAGTACGGGTTGTAGATTTGCCATCTCTAGTCTCCTTTTAATAGGTAGCAAGTGATGACAGCAGAATTTTTAAAGAGGGATGATGCCATAAAGTCCTCTATACTTACTTATCTCAAGCAACCTTGAGCAAGATAGTTTCTTCGTTAAGACGACCATTCATCATGGTGTCTGTGGCATTGATTTCATCCAAGAACTTTCTAAGCGCAATCTTACCAGCTGCCTTAAACTCTTTGAGTTTTTCTTCTGGCTTTCGCAGTGTCTTACAAATGCTCTTGATTTGATCAAAGCCTGTGATTGTGGTTCCTTTAACACCGAGAGTATTAAATTCTGAGGCAACATACTTGCCCAATTTACGGCTCTTAGTATTGTAGACCCACAATTCGCCTGCGCCAATAATGTCCACAGGGTTAACACTAACCAACTTTAAGGGTTCGTTAGTTTTCATGTACTTGAGCTTGGCAATGACCTTGCTCGTGTCTGTTGGCTTTTTGGCACGAGGCTTTTTGTTCACCTTGGCTTCTTGCATCAACATAGTACAGGCAGTTTGTACTTCAGTCAAAAACTGAATAAAGTTTTTAATCTGTTTGCGGCTACGATGCTTGTAGCCTTCTTTCAATTGTTCGTCGGCATTGCCGCTGGCAAGTTCTTCCAGCTCTGCCAAGTCACGGGCATAAAAGTCTTTAATGATACGGGCATGTGCTGCCTTGGCCTGCTGGCTTTTCAGCAAGTTAAGAACCTTAAATGCTTTTGGATCAAATGCCTCAGGATCAGTTTGAAAGTTCTCGTAGGCGTTTTCAATTTCCTCAGTCATCTTATATGCGGCATCTCGCACCCGTTCCTGAATTGAAGGAACATATACATTGGGCTTTGCCGCACTTACCGACACCGCATCTTCGTCAATATCGTTCTTGCCTTCGTCGATAACTTTGGCAATTTCTTTACCCAACCAAGTGGCAGTATCGCGTCCATTGTTGAAGTCCGATCGTGTGCTTTGCATACCGCGGAGTAAACAAGCGGCAATTGACCCCACTGTCAAAGAGCAACGATTGTCTTTGGTTTTCTTAAAACTAGCAATGGTCTTTCGGTCGTAGCCGTTTTTACCCATCCAGTCAATAACTTTACCTTTAAGTTCTTTGCCGCTAGACTCCATACGGTAGTAGGCCATAGAGCTGTGAAAATAGCGAAGAAATTGATTTTCGTCCCACGCCTCACAACCAACCCAACTAGGACTGTAATCGCGTTTGGCTTTTTCGCGGATTGCGATAGATGCTTTTTTGAGTTTAGTTGCCATTATTTGCTCCAGTGCGTGTTAAACAATATGTATATTATACAGTCAATTTATCTAGAAGTCAAGGCTTTTTTTGCCAAAAGAAAACCCGCCTGTTTAGCTATGCCAAAGTGAGGCGGGCCAAATTATTTCTTTTTAGCGTCTGCTGGTGGTGCCTCTTTTGGTTTTTCAACTTTGGGCATTTCTTTTGAAGGCTTTTTACATTCAGTTTTTTCAGCATTGGCTTTGTCTTTACAATCAATCTTTGCTGATTTTGGAACCCTAGCTTCTACGGTTTTATTACCAACTTTGATGTCTTTGGTTTCTTCTTTGGCTTGAACCGGACTGGCAAGAACTAATGCCAAACCCATAACAAAAATAATATTCTTCATGTGTATCTCCTATATAACTATTTATCGTTGATAGCAGGTACGTTCACGAAGGATAGTACCATCTTGTTGTTGAACTTCTCTCCAAGAACTACACACCGTTTGTTGTTGTAAAATAATGGGTTGTTCTATTACAACAGGTTGAGGAGTTGGCCGTGTTAGTACATAAGTAACTACACCTCCAATGATGGCAGGCGCCATCCAATTGTTGGCACCGCCATGCCAGTGATGATGTCTTAGGCCGTGTCCATGATGCTGTGCCATAGCAGGAACAGAAATCATCAACATTAAAGCTAACATAAACTTTTTCATACCAAACTCCTAAACTAATATTTATTCTAGAAGTTTGGGGTATTACCCCCAAACTTCTAAGTACTTTGCCATTGCTCGTTGTCTAGCTAGCCATAATCTAAACTTCACATAGTCTGATAGTTCATCATCTTCAACTAACTTACCAAACTCTACACTTCGTCGATTACGACCAAAAGTGACCTCATCGTCTATTATGAGGTCACTGTCTTCTAGGTCAAATTTACTTTGCTGGAGTAGCGGCTTTTGCGTCTGCTTTAGGTGCGTCTTTCTTTGCAGCGTCACTTTTTGCAGGCTTCTTTTCGTCCTTCTTAACTTCGGCCTTGGCTGGTGCTGGAGCACTTGCTGTTGCGGCTGGAGCGGCAGCTTTTGGTTCTTCTTTCTTAGCAGGTGCTTGTGCAAATGCTGATACTGCGAATACGGTAGCGAGGATTGCGATTACTGATTTCATTTTAAAGTTTCCTTTTGGTTAATGTAGAAATTTATATCCCTACATATATATAACGCTTTAGC